TTAAAAGCACCTGAACGTTAACATTTGCATACATTCGAGAGGCAGCAGCGCGAATAGCAATAAGCGGCGAGCGTATCCGCCATGTTTAAGAGCGTGCTGGTTGCCGTGTTGAAATGGGTTAACGGGTGATGCGGTACGCGATCCGCGAATAGGTTTCGTTTTCTGAAGGTGTTCGTCTTTCCCTTCTGCGTACTTTTCGCCATCGCCAGATTTAACGGGGCTTTGAGTGGTACGCACGCTATTTTTTTGCGTACCGCTTTTGCGTACTTGCGTACCTTTTTGCGTACCGCCTTTTTTATTGCGTACCCAGCCCAGTTTAGCGGCCCGTTTACGTATGGCTCCCTCGGTTATACCGTCGCCATAGAGTTCTGCTATTTCACGGAGGGACAACACTCCGGCACAGTAGGCCGTTTCGATGGCCTCCCAGTCCGGTTCTGCCATTTTTATCCCCCCTGATAAAACCATTACGCTATTCACTCGTTTGGGAATGAATGGTGTGATGGCAACAAAAAACCGCCCGTAGGCGGTTATTAGGTGAAAGACAGGCCAAGCTAAATGCGAATTACTGGTATTTAAGAGTATTCCAACAGGCACCGCCTGCATGGGGAAAACACCAGCGTCACCTGAGCCCCTTGGCTTTTCATGTATTAACCTTATTTGGGCGACAAATAAGGCGGGATAGACACCGCAGTATTGCCTAATGGCATAAAAATCAAAGTCATGTAAGCCATGACTCGCCTCGGTATTTCCCCCTGCTCATTATCCTTTCTATTTTTCTGTTACCCCTGGCTCAGGAACCCTAAGTCGCCCTTAGCGGATGCTTACGGGGAAGTCCAAAAACTGGGTCAAAAAGACCTCCTTGAACTTTCCGTGGGTTAACAACTACATCATACCAAAGGAAATAATTGATTCAATACTCACAGTAGCCAGAGCGGTCTGTTGCTGTGTGACCGCAGCCGTGTTTACGACATGCACGAGGTATTCTTGCTGGCATATCAATATTAAACAAATTTTAGTCACAAAAAGTTATGAAATGTCATGGAAATGTTTTTATAGAGTTGAAAAAAACGCTCCAAGCATTCATTTACCATGAGCGTTCTCAGTAGTTATGCAGACGCTTGGTGAATTACGTTTTTATACTTAGGAGCTTTTCGCAATGAAACTGTCTGATTTTTGTTTATCGATTTATAAAGAGCAAGATAGGGTGAATCAAAACGGTATTGCCCCAGTTCAGGGGGAAATTAATGCCATGATTCAACTTATATATAAAGAATATAATAACGGGCTAAGACAGTACGCGGCACCCTATAGAGCAGATGAAGTAGTCTCGTTTTGTATGTCAGAAAATGAACAATTTGATGAAAAAAACCTTGCTGATTTGATCGCGTTAGTCTTTGACGCCATAACCGAAAACAACCGTAACCCTATGTTATGGGGAGACACTGTAAGCATACAGGCAGAAATCGCGCATACCTTTACAGTACTGATACACGGTTCAGAAGGTGAGGTCTTGCCTAACGGTACAGGGCCTTTAAGTAAAGGGTTTACCAGCTATGATGCAATCAAAGAAGCTTTCATTAAAGAACTGGAAAAAAAACCTTTTAATCTTTTTTGAACGGCAACTTATATATAACTCATAGCGTTGAATGCCCAATAAAACAAAGCCTTGGCTTACGCCAAGGCTTTAAATAAGTACATTAATTAAATCTTTTAGCCGCTTTTAATGGATTCCAAAATAGGCCAAGGTGCTGATGATCACTTACGTTACGAGAGAGCTATCTAATCTTGTCGGGTGTTCTTTCAGGATTTTTCTATTTACCTGATTCCTGCCAACTGGCTATTAGCCTGGTCAATCGCAGTCAGTAACGGGTCAATACAGTAAACAGCCTGCGCATACGTCAATCGGCAGCCGGTGGTAGTGGCACCAGTACGGGCTGTGTCAGTTCCGCTGGCAGTGGTACGTAAACGGTACGTGTAGTCGAGCAGACCAATAGCGACATCATCAGGCACGCACTCACGACTAACTGGGCTTATATGGATGTGTCCAGAAGATGTAAACCCGTATCCGTTTCGTTTTTGGTCGAACGTAAGGATTAGTGATGTTCGCGCTTTACACATCCACCAGCAAAGCCGATACATTCCGATACATCAGGCGAATAACCTTATCAAATCTTAGCATCAGGCTGCGCGTACTTTACAGGCCAATGGTCGGGAGTCTGACGCTCATCAATGATGTGAACGTACCTGATAACGGGCTGGTTAAGTTAGATTCATCCTGCTGATAACCTATATAAATCTATATATCAGGTGCTTTACACATTGAGGGGGAACTTGACGCTATCACGGCAAATCTGACACTTTTATGCATCCCGGCTTTACACTTAGTACAAAAGCGTCAAGTCTTGGCCGATCCTTATGCGATTTATTCGACCATCCTGTCGCCGTAAACAGCCTTTGCATTGGTAATGAAAGGTTCGGATAACGCGGCTAGGCCTGCTTTCGTGACCGTATCTAATCGGCCTAACTTCTTTTCCACAACAAGCCATCTCAAAAACGTTAGCGCTTCCAGTTCAAAAATGTGCGAATCGCAGCGACGGGCAACACAATCTTGATCGGCGTCATACAATTCAATGCCGCGAATATGTTCGTCGTCCACCTCCAGCAAACGAACTTCCAGATTAAGGGCTTCCGCTGCGTCTAATATTCGTGTTTGCAGTTCTTCGTATGTGGATGCAGGCGGGTAGATATCATCGAATGTCAGCACGATATCAGCGGCCTCTTGGTCTGAAGCCGAGAAGGTCTGGTACTTTGGCTCTGTTTCTTGGGTTTCATCACCAAGTGGCTCTTCTACAGCTTTTGGGGATATATAAGCGCTTCCATCACCATTACGTTTGGAATCGGTCGCTGTGACATCGATTTTCGCGCCAGAAAGAACCACCTCACCTTTTTTCACCCAGTCATACACCGTTTGACGGCTTACACCGCAATGCCGTGCATATTCTGCCTTACTCATTAACATGATCATTTCCTCGCGTTCTGCTGGCTGATATCAGTAAGTGGGCAGGAAACCCCGCCCACCGTGACAGACTATCAACCAATTCCGGCCTGATTCGACTGTGTGATTATCGCTTCGTCACTGGTTGCCCGTTCAGCATGAATGCTATTGCTGGTGGCTTCAGGCTGATTTTTCAGATCGTCCAGAAAAGTACGGACAGGGTGACTTTCATCCAAGACTCTGGTTTCTACTGGTTTAACGTTTTCTATTTTGCTCACTGTGGTTCTCCTGTGTTTCCATTGCCCGGCTGTACGCCGCCGTGCGTGTGCGTCATTAAGCTCTTGCCACCCGCAGTAACATCGTTTGTGACGTTTACCGGACCGTTCATCGTTGCCGTTCCGCCACCGTCACCCATGCCCTGAGACAAATTACCGTTAATTGTGACATTGCCGTTGAGTGTGATTACTGGCGCATTGATTGTCATACTGCCAGTAGTTGTCGCTGTGATATCACCAGCAGCCGCCACTTCGACGAACGCCGTACCGTCATCAGTTCGCAACTGCGCGGCACTGGTGCTGATGCCGCTTATCTTTTTCGCCTGCGACTGAGGGCCCGCGATAACAAACGCATCCGATAAATCGTGCATCCTGCCGTCTACCCTTGATTGCACGTCACCAGACTGCCACCAGAAATCGATACATCGATCGGCAAAGATAACTAGGCATTCATCACCTGGCTTAACCGGAAACGTCAACGTGCAACCGCCGCCGCGTGGGAATACAACGGGAACATCTACCAGTAGGGGATAATCTAACGCCTCATTATTCTTACTCACATCATCATAGCTACGCGCATTCGTTGACCTCACACCGATTAACACGACACAGGTTACGGTTTCAGGGTCAAAGGACTGAATAACCCCCGGTATAGCTGATCGCATTTGCGACTTAATACTACTGGCTGTAGCAGCAAGTACCTCAGCATCATCAACTGGTCTTACATTTGCCATAATCTCCCCCTTAACCCGGTATTTTCTTGCAATCAAATGACCCGATAAAGCGCGGAGAATCGACATTACCCCGAATCAATTCCACATTCAGAAACGCTTTTCCGTCCCGTTTAATAAACTCAAAGCCATACATGAAACCATCACGAGCTGGCATGAGGGTCATATCTGTTTTGACGTTATCCCAATCATTTTTACGGGAAAGGAATGTTATTTTTTGAGAAGTTACTTTTTCGTTATTTACCCTAGTCCACCCATCACTTGCCGCATGAAGTATGAAATTCCCACAAGCCAAATCAGCGTTCGCACCTGCACTTACGAATATTAGGCCGATCAAGAAAGAATTCGCTAAATATGATTTTTTCATTACGAATAAACCTTTTGTTGTGCTTCCGGTGAATAAACATCTGCCGAACCGGCTGCTTCACAAATCAAATCCATATACCACGCCTGACCGCGAGTATCCCCGCTATATGCAATGTAGCGCACGATATATACGCCATCAGTGGCTATGCTGGCGGGCTGTTCCTTCCGGGGTATCCCCTCTAACTGTCGGTATCCGTTATTTTCCTGTTCACTAATACGTCCCGGCAATCGGGAAACATCCTGCTCAGAAAGTGAGGCGCGATATATTGAAGTCTGATCTAAGTTAATGAGTCCATTAAGGCGAATATTGGGATTAATCAGGCAACGCACATTAACCCCGCCACCAATGGTTTGTTGGGGCATCCCAATTAGCCCGGTATTGGCATTTAATACGATTGCCGCACGCAGTGCCGTGTCTTTGGTCAGCATATCGAGCTTGCCGTAGGCAAATTGCCACTTGGCGCCGCATTGTTCGGCAACATTATCAAGGTAGTCACGCACCATACCGTGAAACACCTTACCTCGCGGGTATACTGTGGGCGGAAACTCAGGAACGGCACCGCGACTGATACCATAAGGCTCCAGTGAGCGCATCAGCAACTCATAGACATCTTTCAGGGTATAACCCTTTTCCAGCGTTGTGCTGATCATCGCCATAGTAAAAGCCTCAAGAGAATCACACGCCTGAATCCTGATCCATGAATCTGTTAAATTATCCTTCCCTGTGACGGTGAATCGTATATCTCCGTGATATATCAATCCATGGTTTAGCCCGTCATTCTGTCCCTCTTGACCGGGTTCAACGAGACGAACCTTTCCCACATCAGAGGCTTTTACATCCGGTGCCATACCGTCATAACCGGCGATGATTTTTATTCTGGAAAACTCTTTACCCATGATGCGGTTTTGGGTTTCCGGCGATAGGTTGTAGATCTTCACCGTTGCTACGCTGGGCCACTTGTTATCATTCCATTCGATGTTAAAAATTACTTTGAAGTCACTGAGGCGGATGCCTTCACCTGCCTTGTCCAGTACCTGTATTTCAAAATGGCGCATCCAGTTTTTAGACATGGTTTTTTCTCCCTTCTTTAAGCGTTTGTTTGGCGCGTTCCTGCTGTTCGGCAGTGACTTCCCCCTGATGCTTGCCGTTCAGGCCGTAACGTTGTCCACCAGCGGCCAGTGCTTTGACGTAAGCAGAACGGTGGACATACAACCCCAGCGAAAAGCGCAGCGAACCCGCGCCGGATAATTGGCGACGTTCAATATCTGCCGCCAGCGCCTTATCGATCCCGATTGCCAGCGGGCGGGGATTTTCCAGATTGAAGGCGTCCGGCCAGAGTGAAACCAGCCGTTCGAGCTTTTTCTGGTTCTTACGGTGCTGCTTATTGCCTGTTTTTTCCGTCGCCCGTGAGGTGTCGGCTGCGACATGTCCCGGCGTCGTTGCCTTGCTCACTGTGGCGCGTTTCAGACGTAATACCGTGCGTGTGTTCTCGGTCATCGTGGCGTTCCTCAAAATGGCGCGTCATCGCTAAAATCGGGTACGTTGTGGCTATTACCTTGTGCGCTCTGTTCGTGTGCGCGGCGCAATGCGTCAGTCGGTTGGCCTGCGGCACCCTTGCGGCCTCCGGGCCGTACCGTTCGGGCGCTCACGACACTGTCGGCAATCACCTGGTAGCCGGTTTGTGCGTTACCGTGGCCGTCTGTCCACTGGGTGATTTGCAGGTTGCCCGATACGCTCACCATGTCGCCTTTCTGGTGTTTCGCCAGCGCGTCCGCATGTTTGCCAAAGGCCGTCACCGCCAGCCAGAAAGTAGCTTCGCCGTTCTCTGCCTTCTGACAGGGCAACGGTACCGCCATACGGGTGAAACTCATGGTGTTACCGTTGCTGGTGGTGCGGCTCTGTACATCCACCACCAGGCGGCCATAAGCGGAAATCTGTGCTGTCATGGTTGTTTTCCTCCCCTCAGCCGTTTATCGCTGTTGGTTCAAAATGCCCCGTTGTTGGTTCAGTGTTGGTTCAACATGGAAAATATTTTCCTTACATAACAATCACATTTACACATTGAACCAACTGAACTGACTGAACCAACACACTTTCTACGTGTGTGAATAAATCCTATTCTGGCTGGCTGTCCTCCGGACGATACTGAAGGACGTAGACGTTTATCTGCCGCCCATCGATACGCGGAGACTTACGCTGATAGCCGCGCCCGCTGGTGGGCGGGGTCAACATACCCGCACCGCGCAGGATTTCGGCAAACTGCTTGGCGTTAAACCCTTTGGCAATCTCGCCTTCAAAGGTGGCGGGGAAGGTGTAGAACACCATCGGCGCATCGTCGTGTTCGCCCCGGTTACGGTATCCGGCCAAATCCCGAATAGGCAGGCTGGCGCGGTCGTAGGGCAGCGGCGCGAACCGGCTTAACCCACACGCATTCAGGAACGCTTCGCACTGCTCGATAATCTGCTGATGCTCTTTGTTGCCGGTACCGAATTCACGCACCCAGGCATTAAAGCTGTGTTGTATCGCGTCACGGCTCGTCTGCTCATCCCAGCCGGTGATAACCTTGCCCAGCGATAGCGCCGCTTCCATCACCGCAAAGCGTGCGGCCACGCGGTGAACCTGTTCGCCATAGTCAGCGGGGATAAGCCCGCGCCAGCGTATTTCGGCGGCTCTCACGGCCTCGATAGCCTGTTGCTGGTGGTCGGCAAGGTACTTAATCCATGCCCGCCCGGCTGCGCCGTAGTGCCGCTGGTAAGCATCTTTCAGCGCATCGGCGTGCTGCTTGCCGTTGCTGTACTCATGGAAGCGTATCGCCTTGCTTAACGGGATATTCAGCAGGCGTACCAGTTGGCCGGCTTTGGTTTTTCTGCCCACGCTGGCAATGAAGGTTTCCAAATCCATTTCGCCGGTACTGATCGCCACCGTGCGCCAGCGTTTTAAATCCCGGTTACCGCCTTCTTTGGCTCCCTGTAACTTGCCCACGCCGTTAAACAGGGCATAGGCGGCTTGCGCCACACTCACCGGGTCAGCGCCTTGCCCGACTTCATCCAGCGGCATCAGGCCGTCATTGTGGGCGGCGGCTTCGTTCGCCAGCCCCAGCGCGGTGCCGTACCACGTCAGGCGCAGTAAATCAGGATTGCCGTACAGACTGGTGGAGACATTCGCCGCCGTGGTCTTACCGGCACTGGATTGCTCATAGAAATGGATACCGAATCCGTCCGAACCAGATAGCCCAATAAGCGGAGCGGATAACGCCGCCGCTATGCCGGTCATCATGGAATAGTTGCCGTCCACCAGCCGCGCAATGCTGTGACGCCAGCTTTCAGCTGTGCCTTTGACGGTGTAGCCCGCCGCCGCGGAGCTGCGACCGTTGAACAGTACCGGCCTGTCGGGTTGTCCGATAATTTCACCGTCCGGCATGATGTAGGCACCGCACTGCCAGCCTGTCGCATGGCCGATATGCCAAATCTCATGCACGGCGCTGCGCTGGAGCCAGTCGGCCAGTATCGCCCTCAGGCTGTTTTTGGTGGTGACGTTCACGCCGCCGTTTTTCAGCGTTCGCCAGCCTTCACGCTCACCGATATCAGCCAGTGGGATAGCCTGCGTGGTATCCGCGTTCGCACCGATTGCCCGCCAGCGCAGTATCAGATACTGGTCTTTTTCATCCCGCCCAATGCCCACCACGTTCAGCGCGGAGCATAGCCAGCTTTCGTTGTTGATCACCTCGCCGCTGTCTTTATCCACTTTTGGGGCCAGCCAGAAAACGCCATCGCTGCGGCCCTCCACGCGTGGTCTTAGCGGGTCGTCATGCGCGGGCTTATTGCCACCTGATACCGCATAGAGCGATTCGGCAAACGCCTGTATCGCGGCATCCAATCCGAATTGCTGGCGGTAATCATCCCAGTCAGCCTTTTCGCTGGTGGGCGGTAGCGTTACCCAGCCGTTCACCTCACGGGCGGCTTTCTCTGCCCAGTCTTTTCCCGCGTTCGGCTTACCTGCCACGATGTCGTTATCCGCAGCAAGGATGATTTGCGCGTGGGCATACTGCGTGCGCATCGCTTTTGCCACCGGCACCATATTGCCCGCATCGATAGCCGCGATGGTCAACGCCTCAGGGCGCATCAGGTGAACGCTTAACGCCGTCGCCAGTCCTTCGCCGATAATCACCGTGTCGGGCTGTTCAGGGGCGTTAACCGCGTGATACGCCCCACGCTTAGCGGAATCGGTCACCAGTCGCTTGCTGCCATCGGGTTTTATCGTCTGTGCGGCGGTGGTGGTACCGTTCGCGTCCTGTAGCGTCAGCAGCAGCGTGCCATCAGACAGCAGCGGATACGAAAAGCCGGTTAACCCTTTTCCGGCCAGATATGCAGATTCTCCCGGCTGTGCCTGCGTGGTTAGCTTCGCCAGACGCGGGGTAAAGCGTTGGGCTTTTTCGTCAACGGAAGAAGAACGCCCGTTATTTTCCGCTGGCGGTTGCCGGGCGTCGCTCTGGCTGGTGGCCTGTTCCAGCGTCCGGGCATCGATACCCAACACCTCCGCCACCCTTTGCGCGGCGTCCATTGCGGCACACTGGCGAACGTTCATCACCAGCGCCAGCCCGTCACCGGCTTCCGGCTTACAGTGGCGGCAATGCCATGTCCCGCGCCCCTCCAGATTGTCGAACTGAAAGCGATCGGTACCGCCACACGCCGGGCAAGGGGTAAGCGTCGTTGGGTGACGGGGAACCTCAATCCCCAATTGAGAAAGCACATCAGGCCAGCGCCCCGCAGCAGCAGTGGATACCTTGCGGATAAAATCGATATTACGCACTATCGCGCCTCTCCTGTTTTGTTGCTGCCCATCGCTTCTGCCTTATTCAGACAGGAAATGGCTTCGATAACCTGATCCATCACGATAGCGACACGGATAGATTCACCCTCGCGGGCTTCATCGTTTGGGATGAGATTCAGCCACATATCAAGGATCTCTTTCGATTTTTTGACGTGGTGTAACGCTTCCTCAACCTGGCACTGGATTTCATAAACCTGTCTGCTCATGCTGCCGCTCCTGTGTCCGGTGAAATCACCTGATAACCCGCACGGGTTGCCAGCTCCAGAAAAGTATCGAGTCCGGCCACCAGCTCATCATCGAATAATCGACGGTCACTGGTGGCTCTGCCGTCCTTCACGTACACCAGCATGCGCCCAGTGAAATCAGGGGTAACCTGTAACGTGGCGGTAATGGTTGGCGTTTGATTAGGCATGATTACCCCCTTTAGAAACTTCACAGGCGTAATCATGGGCGATATCAATTAACTCAATGCCCACGCTACGGTGGCGATCGGTGTTCATCAGGAACATGCCCGCATTCAACAATCCGGCAATATTGTTGATCGCATCCTCGGCATTCATCGCCATGCCTTTGAACGGGTTAGCGGCCGCGTTTTGCGCGTTATTAGTCACGGGACACCTCCGTCTTTTCAGGGGTATCACCTTCACAGCATCGGTTTTTCTTCTGTTGCTCATCCAGCAGCCATAAAGCAGGGGTGGCCGATAGATCACGGGCAAGCCCTAACGCTGTCGCCATATCGACTTCACTTAATTGCTCATGAGTTTGTTCCAGTAACAGCAGCAGAACGCACAACTGATCGGCCTGATGCGCAGCCTGAGACAACGCAGCGTCACGCAACATGGGACACCTCCGCTTGTGCTGGTTCTGCCTGGCTGGTGCGGTACAGGTGATCGATACGTTCTTGCAGGACAAACAGCAGAATTTCACGCGCTTGAGGTTCATCGGTATTAACCGCGGCGTAGGCCAGTGCGCGACATTGATCGATAATTTCTTCCAGTTCTAACGGGGTGTTATCGAACATAGCGCACCTCCTGAACGGGCAGGCGACCAGCGAAAACCATGACACAGCCAGCTGGGGATTTTTCCCGTGCTTCGTGCTCGGTAGTGGCAACAATGCGAATAATGCGGCGAGACGACATGCCCAGCGCCAGAAAGCGCCATATAAATTTGGTGTGAGTTTGGGTAGACTGTGAATCAGCCATAGCGTTACTCCTAATAACGGTGTGGTGAGAAGCCCAGTAAGTGTTCCCGCACTGCTGGGCTTCGTTATTTGTGTAACACCTGTGGATAAGGTGTTGAACACCAGCCTATTGCAAGGTGTTGAACACGTCAAGCATTTACAATCACTTTTTTCATGCCATACTGTTGAACACCTAAAACGGAGAAACGCTGATATGGCAACGAAAGCAGTCAATGGCCGGTCGCAAACTATTGCCGCCCGTGTCCCACACGAAGTAGTTAAAGAGGTTGAGGCACTAAAGGAAGAGGGTGAAACAACTGGGCAATTCGTTGTTTCAGCTTTACAGCGTGAAGTGAAATACCGGCAACGCAAGAAATCAAAAGAATAGCCAGCCAGCGAACGCATAATTGCGTTGGCTAAACGGTGCGGGCGCATTTCGCATTCAGTGTGTGTAGTACCGGTGGGATATTGGCAATTAATCATGATCGCTACCTCCCGCCAGTGGTAAGGCTGGTTGATACTCACGCCATAATTGTTCTTCTTCCGTGCTTAAGTGCCGTTTCTGCTGTTTGCAGGCTTGCAGATCGCGGCCTTTCTTACTGGCTTGCTTCAGATAGGATTGCTTACGACGCGTGAAGTCATGCAGGAATGCCCACGGCACACCGTAAGAGCCGGTTTTACGAATGGACGGTATAACCTCACGGAATACCCAATTACTAAACCGATGGGCGAACGTGCCGGGTGTGGTGGCTTTCCGACTGCGGGCAATCAGTTTGTAGAAGCCGGACTCGGAAACAGCCCCGCGGTTAGGGTTGCCTCGAATACCGTAGGTTAAAGCTACAGTATTCTTTTCATCAGGATCTAACGCTGTCAAAGCATCCCGTGAGTTGACTACCTCCAGTGAGTCGCAAACATCTTTTGCAATAAACCACGGCTCACCATGAATATTCACGATCCGCACCTTCATACCCTCAAAATTGATAACAGAAATATCCTGTTCGCTGGCTTTGAAAATATCGCTCTGGCTGTTTTCAGGGTGAGCGAATCCCTGACCGTTAAGGTCATTATTTTTTGATGTCATTATCAGGCTCCGTTAGCTGGCGGCGTAATCTGGGTACAGACTCAGGATATGGTTAATTTCTTGCTGGGTAAGCGGCTGGTGGCCGTTAATATCGGAGTTGGTATTTACCAGTCGAATGACACGGGAAATATCATCTCGCTTTGCAAACCGATAACGATAGTGACTGCCGATCCCGTCTGTGTTTGGCTCGTCAATCCGCTCTAACTGGATATCAAGCAGGCGTTCTAATTCGGTAGCGTAATTCCGGCCAGAGGAAAGGCGGCAATGACGGAGAATATCATTCTCAGTAAAGCCGCCAGCACCGGAACGCAACATGAAAACCCGTGCGCGATGCTTCTTAGGGACTGGCCTTATCCGCTCTGGCTGGCTATTATGTCCACCAGCAATATTAGGTTGCGCAGCAGGTTTTATTTGTTCATGTTGACGCTCGGTAGCACGGGCGTTTTTCATTTCATCCATTCGCCACCTCACGCACACTGCCGAACTGAAGCCAGATAGGCATCTAAATCCGATTTCAGATAGATCGTTTTCTTGCGACCAACTTTGTAGAAGGGAATTTTCACACGCCCAGAGCTATGCCAATTCGCCAGCGTTCGCGGGCTCACACCAATATAATCGGCTGCTTCTGGTCGGGTAAATTTAGTAGGGTTTGCCTCAATAACATTCATAACGCTTCACCGTGTCAGTTAGGTAACAACGGTGAAACTATGGGCGAAATAAGGTGTGTCGGGTAGCCCAGTATCCGGCTATTGGGTAAGCAATAACCGGCTATTTCTAATAGCTATGATAAAATTAAACGAAAAATTACGTATTCTTTCGGTGGAGGTGGTTGTATTTTTTCCTTCTTTATCCAATTATCAAGACTTTTAAGGCTCACCCTGCCGTCAAAATGATCCCGTATTTTTTCACACATACGTTTTTTGCTAGCCCCAGGATATTTCTCCCATGTCAGCCTAGCTATGCGCAGCGCTTCTTTTTGATATTGAGGTTTACGGGGCTTAGACGATATCGTTTTTTGCCTTGATGACTTGATCACATCTTCGATGCCGCTAAGTTTGACATGGGCTAATTGGCAATCAATTAATTTCTGATATGCATGAATAAGTAACTTATTACTCAATTCATCCTGCCCATAAAGATGGAGTACACCCGCTGCTTTAAAAATGTCATCAGCATCCGGACATGGCGAATCACGCTTATCATGCTCAAATACAAACCGATCATCCAACATGCACTCAAGCGCCCTTTCCTTAGATAAAGGCTCACGTGTAATATTGCTTACAAAGGTAAACTTATGAGATCTCGCCCTTTCTTCTGCTCTTTTTTTGACGTTGCTATCAAAATCAACCCAGAAACAACAAGCATCAATAAATTCATATGTAGTTGGACTTGATTCAAGCTCTGAATAAGTTTTCATGCTTTCTTTCCATCTATTGGGCTATTAAGAAATTGAAACAACACCTTCCTCTTATCCTCATCCGTCATTGCTCCCATTACGGCCAATAGTTGAGAATCAAGATTAGCGGCCTTTTCCACCAGTCCGGCATATTCAAGAATGGCCTGCTCTATCTTTCTGGCCGGCCCCTGCAATTCATCAGCACCGAAATGAAGATACCCCTGCGTTACATCAGCGCTACGCAGCGTTCTATGGTTCATGAGGCGTTTAAGGATATAAGAACCAACGCCAGCCAGCTCCGCCACCGTGCCAAACGTTCTACGGGCATCGTGACATTTGAACTCGATTGCTGGTAAAGCATCAGGATTAGGCTCTGATACCGTGGCCGCAACGATGCGAGCAATCACTCTGCGTGGTTCCCGGATAACGCCACCATTCCGACCAGGGAAAACCTGCGTATCTGTTGCTCCCTTTACCTGGAGACGACGCCGGAATATTTTCAGTAAGGTTTCGGTAATGGGTAATTCCAGCGGATCGCCATTTTTAGTGGTATCAATCCAAAAATAGCGACCTCCCATATTCACCCTATCCCACGTCAGCCCGAAAACCTCCGAACGGCGTAAGCCAGTAAATAAGGCGGTATCGATCGCATCACACATGGATACAGCAACATCATCCCGGATTTCGGTGGCTTTTTCTCTAACGGCATCAACGGCTTTTAACCATCGCCCTAAATCATGGGTTCGGATACGCTCCGTTTTTCTGACCGTTCCATGCCACTGGCGTTTAGTGCTCAGCACCATCGTAGGCGGTTCGGGGAGCAAGGTTTTCCCTTCATCATCTCGGTAATGATCGTAGGAGAATCGATAAACAGCGCGTAAAGCTCTCGCCCATAAATTTGCCTGTGCTTTACTGCCGGAGCCTACACCAGAACGCAGAGTGCTTTTATCGACCCCAAACCATACAGTGCCTTCTGTAATGGCTTTGTGTCGGTTTTCTACTCGCTCGCGGCTAATATTCGCCATTGGCTGCTTCATCCAGTCACCGGAGAAGTTATTGAGCGTTGCTCTATATTGATGTTCTGTTGTCGCTTTAAGCCTGTGTCCACGGTTATGAATATAAGTATTGATGGCCTCTCTTCCAGCGTTACCGTGCCTTTGTTCTTTGCACGCTTTAACACATTTGGGTTCTTACCGTTCGCCGCCACCTCACCAAGTAATTCCAGCGCTTTGGTTCTGGCACTATCGACGGCCAGATCGGGAAAGCGTCCCAGCGTCACCCGGATGAATTTATTATCTCGGTACCGCGCTACACAGAAAGACTTTACGCCCGTTGGCGTAACCCGTAGGCGCAAGCCCTGCACAACACTGTCTGCGAATTCCAAACGCTTGTTCTGGTCGGGTTCGATCGCAATAAGAGCGGCCTTGGTGAACCTTAAGGTTTCCATCTACTCCCCAACCCCGGGGATATGCCGGGGATATGCCGGGGATATTTCACATAGGTAATTATGGGTAATATTAGGGCATATTGGAGGGGATGAGTAAGCGATAAATTACTGATTTTTCTATATCAAGTAAAAACAGTGATTTAAGTGACTCAAAACTCATAATCGCTTGGTCGCTGGTTCAAGTCCAGCAGGGGCCACCAGATATATCAAGGAGTTACGTTAATAGCGTAACTCCTTTGTTTTTTCTAGGATACCTATAGGATTTTAGTTCACGTTATTCAATTCACAATGAACTAAATAGATAAAAAGTTAATATTTTTCATATAATTATAAATCACGCTTTCCAATTTTATTCATCGTCCTAATGATCCTTTCCGTTATACTGTTTAAATATTCAGTTACACGATGGAACACTGTATGGAACGACATAAAAAACGCCCCGAATGCCCTAAATGTGGGGCATGGATACGAGTGTAAGTATCCCGGTCAACCGAACCATTCACTTTTGGAGATCTTCCGACATACTGAGTATGTTCCCTGAGGAGATCGTCATGTATAAAGCCCGATTCACTGAACACCAGATCATTGCCGTTTTGAAGTCTGTCGAAGCTGGACGTACCGTCAAGGATGTCTGTCGCGAAGCGGAGATATCCGAGGCCTCGTACTACAACTGGAAAGCGAAGTTTGGCGGTATGGAAGCCTCTGATATCAAAAAGATGAAAGATCTGGAGGACGAAAATCGTCGTCTCAAACAGATGTTTGCCGAGCTGGGTCTCGAGTGTCGTGCTATGAAAGATATCATCGAAAAAAAACTTTAAAACCAGCGATAAAGCGTGAACTCGTCAGTTACCTGACCGCGCAGTTTGCGATGAGCATACGCCAGGCATGCAGGACATTGTCGCTGAGCAGGACGGTGTATTTTTATCAGCCGGATACCCGCCGTGATGAACCGGTGATCCAGGCTCTGGCGGAGGTGGCTGAACGCTATCCCCGTTACGGCTTTAAGAAGCTATTTCAGGTGCTGCGCAGGCAGGGACACGTCTGGAACCACAAGCGTGTACACCGAATTTACTGTCTGTTAAAACTGAATTTTCGTCGTAAGGGTAAACAACGCCTGCCGGTGCGCAATCCGGTTCCTCTGGCAACGCCGGAAGCACTCAACCAAAGCTGGTCGATTGATTTTATGCACGACGCCTGA